CTGTATGGAATTAGTAGGTGGAATTGAATATGAAGTAAACCTGGTTCTATTAGTAGAAAAAATTACTAGGTTTATTCATAAAAAAGTATCAACTGAGTCGGGGCACTCAGAGTGGTGTGTAGATAGTAGGTGTATTGGAAGATATGGGTTGTATGTATCAGTGTTGTTTAGTATAATTACACAATAGACTGAAGTAAGATGGTATGTGTATAGAATAATAACAACCTTAGGCGGGCTAACACAGGTCTACATATAAGCACCCTAACAACTTTAATAAAGATAGGGTAACATATTTCTTACTTACACACAATAGTAGGACACATCACGAAATGTTACAAAACAATACACAAGAACATACTACAATAGTAGACTATGTTGCACTTAATGCTAGTCTAAAGAATTACATTGAGGCACAATCTAAGCAAGACTTACTTACATTTGTTAGGAAGACTGCCCCAACACTGGTAACAGACTTTAAGATGGGTAGACACATAGAGTTATTGTGTGATAGGCTACAGAAAGTAGCAGATGGTGAGATTAAAAGACTTATGGTCTTCCTGCCACCACGTAGTTCTAAGTCTCTTATCACCAGTAAGATATTCCCAGCCTGGTATATGGGCAGGAATCCTAACCATGAGATTATGTCTGTGTCACACAGTGACCAGTTGGCTAGTGACTTTGGTCGTAGTGTAAGGGACGTAGTTAATACTGAAGAATACCAGCGTATCTTCAAGGGTGTACAGCTCAAGGCAGACGTTAAGGCTGCTGGTAAGTGGAAGACTAATCAGAATGGTTCCTATTATGCAGCTGGTGTCAGGTCACAGATTGCTGGTCGTGGTGCTCACCTAGCCTTACTGGATGACGTGATGTCTGAAGAAGACTCCTTCTCTGAGGCAGGTAGAAGATACATTAAAGAGTGGTACCCCTCTGGGTTGCGCACACGACTTATGCCTAATGGTTCAATTATTATTATTAATACTAGATATCACTTTGATGACCTGTGTGGCTGGTTACTTAAACAGGAGACTGACCTTACAGAGAACAAGTGGGAAGTAATTAGTATACCTGCCTGGCTAGACAGCACAGCTGCAGAACTACTAGGACTACCAGAAGGGCATAGTTACTTTCCTGAATGGAAGCCTGATGAAGTACTTCGTGTAGATGAACAGGAGATTAGGGCAAGTAATGGTAGCAGATACTGGGATGCACTGTATATGCAGAACCCTAGTCCTGAAGATGGTGGTATCATCAAGAAGAAATGGTTTGAATGGTGGGAGTATGAAGACCCACCACACTGTGAGATGATTATCCAGACATATGATACAGCCTTCTCTACTAAAAAGACAGCTGACTATAGTGTTATTCAGACCTGGGGCATCTTTCACCAGATGGAAAGAGATGAGTATGGTGGTGAATCATATGTACCCTGTCTGATACTGCTAGGTAATGTAAAGGACAGGTTTGAATATCCAGAGCTAAGACGTATAGCACAGGTACTATTCCAGAAACACAGACCAGATGTTTGCATTGTGGAGAAGAAGGCTTCGGGTCAATCTCTTATTCAGGATATGCGTAGAGCAGGACTGCCTGTGTTAGAGTATCTACCTGACAGGGACAAGGTAAGTAGGGTATATGCCTCTACACCAATCATGGAAGCAGGCAGACTATACATACCACGTGGCAAGGAATGGGCTAATGATTTATTCGATGAAGCATTAGCATTTCCCAATGGAGCACATGATGACCAGGTTGACTGTATGACCATGGCAATCCAGTATATGAAGGACAGTTGGAATGTAACACATCCTGATGACCCTAGCTGGGAAGATGATTATAATCCTAGAAAACAAAGAAGGGTTGGATATTGGCGCACTTAAGTGTATAATATAGTCAATCGTATTTTAAGAAGGAACTAATATGGCAACTGAACGTAATCCTTACGAACAAATCCCAGGCGACAATGTAATAGAATTTTCCATGGAAAGAGAAATGGAAGGCCCAGCTTCAATTGAAGTAGACCCTGAGACTGGTGAAATTATTGTAGACTTTGAACCAGAAGAAGAATCTATTGAAATAGAAGTTGATGTCGATACAGGATTCTATGAGAACCTTGTGGATGTGTTAGACCAAGACGCATTGAAAGAGATTGGCTATACAGTCATTGATAAGTTTGAAGCAGACAAGGATTCCCGTAGTGAATGGGAAGCTATGTTTGAGCGTGGCTTTGACCTGCTAGGTCTTAAACTTGAAGACACAGCAGAACCATTCGAAGGTGCAGCCACAGCAGTGCATCCATTGCTAATTGAGTCAGCTGTTAAGTTCCAGTCTAAAGCATCACAAGAACTCTTCCCATCTAAAGGTCCTGTCAAGGCACAGGTGCTAGGTGAAGAAACTTATGAGAAGCTACAACAAGCACATCGTGTACAAAGCTTTATGAACTATCAGCTTACTGAACAGATGCCAGAATACTTCGATGAGTTTGAGCGTATGCTTTTCCACCTACCACTCATCGGTTCAGCCGTTAAAAAGATTTATTATGATGCAAGTTTGGGAAGACCTGTCAGTGAGTTTGTTCCTATTGACCAGTTCTACATTTCTTACTATGCTACAGACTTGCTACGTGCAGACAGATACACACATGTAATCTATCGCAGTCCTGCAGAACTACTACGTCAGATTGATGCAGGCATGTATGCAGACATTGACCTACCTAAAGCTGGTGTGCCTAGCCTATCAGGTATGGCTAACAAGATGGACAATGTGTTAGGTCTGTCACCTGCAGGAGATAACGACCCACAATATGTGTTGTATGAGCAACACTGCTACCTAGAAATTCCAGAAGATAAACTAGCAAAGGAAGGAATCGCTTGCCCCTATATCGTAACAGTAGAAGAACAATCAGGTCAAGTTCTTTCCATTCGCAGGAACTGGAACGAAGACGATGACAAGTTTATTAAGAAGCTTCACTTTACGCATTATCGTTATGTACCTGGCTTTGGATTCTATGGTCTTGGACTTATCCACTTCCTTGGTAATCTCACGATGTCTGCCACTGCAGCAATGCGGAGTCTACTTGACGCAGGTCAGTTCGCTAACTTGCCTGCAGGCTTTAAGGCAAAAGGCGTACGAATTGTCGGAGACAATGACCCAATAGCACCAGGTGAGTTTAAAGAAGTAGAAGCTACAGGTATGGACTTAACCAAGTCTATTATCCCACTACCATTTAAAGAACCATCACAGACACTGTTTAACATGCTTACCTTTGTTACACAGACAGGACAGAAGTTTGCTGACAGTACTGAGCAAGTAATTGCAGATAGTGGTGGCTATGGTCCTGTAGGCACAACTATGGCATTGCTAGAAGCTTCAAGTAAGTTTTTCTCTGCTATCCATAAGCGACTACACAAATCACAACGTGATGAGTTTAAAGTATTGGCTCGTGTGGACTATGAATACTTACCAGACGAGTATCCTTATGACCTTCCAGGCTGCTGTGAAAAAGTTATGAAGATGGACTTTGATGGTAGAGTAGATGTTATTCCTGTGTCCGACCCTAACATTCCTTCTAATGCTCAGCGTATGATGCTTATCCAAATGGTACAGCAGATTGCTGCTCAGTCAGAGCCAGGCATGTTTGACATGGAACAGATTAATCGTATGTTACTTACTACTGCTAATGTTCCTGATGTAGAAAGCATGATGCCCCGTAAGAAGGAAGCTATGCCTAATGACCCACTAACAGATATTAAGATGGTGGCTGATGGTAAACCTATTAAAGCATTCACTGGTCAGAACCACGATGCACATATTGGATTTAAAACAGCATTCCTACAAGACCCAACCAATGCAAAGAATCCTATGATGGCCAAGATTGCTACAGCATTACAGGCCAACATCTCTGAGCACATGCTTCTTAAGTATGAAGAGCAGTTACAGGGTATGATGCAGCAGGGTCAGATGATGATGCAGCAAAACCCAGAGATGGCTATGCAGATACAACAACAACTTGCACAAACACCAGACCCAGAAGCTATGGTACAGATGATGGCAGCACAACAGCTACAGCAAATGCATCAGCAAGTTATGCAGGGTGGTGCTATGACTCCTGAACAGCAAATGGTTCAGATGGAAGCACAACGTATTCAAGTTGAAGCACAGAAAAACCAAACACAAGTTGCCAAGGCACAGGTTGACGCACAACTCAAGAGCCGTGACCTTGACCTTAAAGAACAGAAAATTTTCATTGAGGCACAAGAAGCAGGTGTTGAGAAACAAATGTCTGTCATGCAGAAAGAAGAAGACCGTAGTAACAAACGTAGCATTGAAGCAATGAAACTTCTAGGTGACCTAATGAAG